TCGCAGCCCGATGATCCGTTTCCGTCGTCCAACGAAAACTCACCGCGCTCGCACTCTGCCCATCTTATTATTTCTTTGATCCCTGTTGCGCCCATATACCGGTAGGGGCGAAACATAGTTCTGGGCTTACCTTTTGAAGTGAACCCTAATGAATTTTCTAGCTCGGCTATCTCTTCTACTCTGGATGCATCTTTCGCCAGTTCGCGGAGATCTTGCCTATTAGAGTTTATGCAAGGGAAACATTCCATAGACCTATGCGGCAAAGGGGCGACGCCAGCGCGCTCCAAAAGGGCATCGCGCATCTGTTCTGTGTGCGCAACAAGAGGAGCCCAAACGGTTCTCTTTTGCATGTCCACGCTGAACTCAGGGAACGATGCCCGGTTTGCGCTCTCCTCGCGTCGCACACCTATCAACTGAACAGATGTGGCTTGCGGGTCATTATCTTCCAGCCATTTTATTGACGGCGCTATCTTCAATTCTTGCGTGCAAAATTGAATGCCCTGACGGGGCCAACTTTTCTTTTTTCTTACTAGTTCTTCCATGCCAATAGATTGTGTTCTGAACGGGCTGAAACCTAACGACGCCGCCCAAGTTTCCATCTCGGTTACGCGAGCGTTCCATTCCTTCGACGACCATCCTGTATCATTATACAGGACGGCGACGTTTTCCAGATTCTGTTCCAACGCCCACTGAATGAGCGCGACGCTATCGTTACCGTAGCTGGCCTTAATTACGTAAGCATATCCGGTAGTCATCTTGACCTCTCCCGAGAAGAAGATGGGCGCCGAAGCGCCCACCTGTTTAGCCACGACGACGACGAACGGGCTCTTCTGTAGACGGAGACGCATCACCTTCACCGTCCAGAGAGATCCAGTCCTGCACGTTGAACACGGGCGTATAGACGCGCCCGTAGCTCTTGTGCTGGTAGTGGTCGTTGGCCAACTTCACGAGCGCGACAGGATGCGCCTGATCCTTCTCGATCTGCTCAGCGACGTCCATAGCCAATGAGTGCATGGCCTTTTTGCCGCCGACAGACGTTACCGTGTAGCGCGCCTCGACGCCCTTATCTTCGCCGTGGACGCATTTCACGCTCATGCCGACCTGAGACTCCCAGCCACGCTTGGCCTGCGGAGGGGCCGGCTCCAGCTCCGGCAGCGGCTCGGTGATCGGCACCATCTTCTCGGACAGCACCTCGCCCTCGCCCCACGCAATATAGCCGTGCGTGAACGAAAACGGGTTGACCGCCCACAGACCCTCGCGGTCGATCTCCGTCTGATCGGCGCCGTAGACCCAGTGGCCGGTCTTGTCCATCTTGATGATCACCTGACCGTCTGTGCCTGCTACGGCTTCCGTATTCCGTCGCAGGGCAGCCGCAAGATCCGTAGCGGCGGGAAGATTGGCGTTACCGAACTTTACGATATTGGACATGCTATTTTACCTCTAGTTTAGAGAAGGCCCGACGGATGTCAGAGCCTATGGTCAGAACCGCAGGACGCGGGTCTGATTCGGGAGCCAGCGTGTTACCGGACGAGACCGCGACGATCAGTCCTTCTGGCATTGTGACCTTGTGCTTCTTCAGCACCTTCTCGACCTGCGCCGGGGAGCGCATCTCGATCAATTCTTCCGCCGGCACAAGCCCCTCAAAGGCTTCCAGCGCCTTCAGCTCGTCCACCCACTGGCGCGTTGCGCGCTTCGGGACCAGCTTGTAGCCTGGCACAGCCGCGCCCTTCTGCAACAGATCCTGCGCCAGTTCGCGCACGTCCTTGATCCAGCCCTCCAGCTTGTCGGCCACGACCAGCGCGTCGGCCAGTTGCTGGGCGTCCAGCGCCTTGACCTTGGCGGCCAGCGCGCGGTCCACTTCGCCGCTGAGCGCCGGGCAGATCGGCTTGGCTGCACAGAAGCGACAGTGAGCGCCGTGATTGATTGGCGCGTCAGGACGGAAGGAAAGCTCAACTGCCTTAACCAGCTCACGCTCGAAGGCAACGATCCGGCCGGGCGTCGTCACCCAGCGCCGGATAAAGGGCGGCTGGACGATGATAATCTCTATCTCGGTGACGCCCTCGAAGACCCATCGCAGCTCGGGCGTGCGCATACCGGCGGCGGTATAGAACATGCCCTGCTCGTTCTCTTCGGCCTCGACCTGCACGCCGTCGCCGAACTTCCAATCCAGCATGACTGCGCGATTGCGTATGCGCCCAGCGAGATCGCAACTACCAAAAACTCCGGCAAGAAAACCTCCAAAATGAACGCGCGTCTCGGTAACGAACTCCATCTCTCTGTTGGGGTCGATTTCTTCGAGGGCGGCGAGCGCGAACCGGATCTTGTCTTCCTGCGCCTCGGTGAGGTCTTCAGGAAACGGTTCGCCGGACAGGACACGGTGCATGACGTCATGCAGCATCGTGCCTTCTTCAGCATAGCGGCCTGCGGGCCGCGGCGGAACCTTGTCTATAAGCTGGCGGCTGCCGGGGCAAGCCATAAGGCGTTTGGCGGACGAGCCGCCGACAATTGTGCTGTGTGCCACGGTCAGTCCTCGAAGTGATAGGCAATGGTCGGCGCGCCATGGTGCTGCCAATCCCAGATGAACCACGCATGGTTGAACGACGGCGACGACTTGCTGTCCTCGAACCACTGGATGCGCTTCGTCAAAACCAGCTTTTTAGCGAAAGCTGGATGATCCGCGAACAGATGCCGGCGGCTCTTCGCGTGATCGAAGTCCGTCCGCAGCAGCATCGCAACAAAACCCTTCTCAAACTCCATAAGACTCAAGGCATGCTCGATAAAATCTTGAGCCATGATATACGGAGGGTTAGTAACAATAGCATTGACGCTATACCACGCTGCGAGCGCATCGCCCGACAACTTGCGATCATAACCTTCGCCCAAAGAGAAGAAATTTTCGCCAAACTGAATATCGGATCGATAAACAGCGTCTAACACGTTCGCCATTTTACCGGAGCCGCACGCAGGCTCCCATATGTTGGCGTTTTTGGGAATGTGTGGTAGCAGCGCCTTCGTCACCCATTCAGGCGTCTCATATTGATCGAACGCGACGCGCGCGTATCCACTGTCTCTCTGGCTCATAGTTAACCTTACCTTTCTTGTGAGACGGACCTTGACACATTCATGAATTTTATGCAAGTCGTATTTATGGAAAAAAATTACGAAGCCTATCTGGTCAAAACCGTCGAGGCCCTTGGGGGCAAGGCGTATAAATTCAACAGCTTGAGCAACAGAGGGGTCAGCGACAGGATCGTGTGCCTGCCGGACGGTAGCACATGGTTCATCGAGATGAAAACTGAGACTGGGCGGTTGTCCGCCCTTCAGAAGGTGTTCGCCAAGGACATGGCGGCGCTCAATCAGAAGTATGCGTGCCTCAACTCAAAGGAATCAATCGACAGATGGGCTTGCGAGCTTACCAGGAAGTAGCCGCCGATTTCCTGTTCGAGCGTGACCGTGCGATGATCCTCGCGCCAGTCGGCGCGGGCAAAACAGCCATCACGCTGACAGCGATGCAGGACATGACAGAGCGGAGGCTGGTCCGGCGCTGGCTGGTGCTGGCCCCCAAGCGTGTGGCGCAGTCCGTCTGGCCTGTCGAGCAGCCGAAGTGGGCGCCGAGGCTGACCATGTCCGTTGCGGTCGGCACGCCGAAGCAGCGCCGCGCAGCATTCAAGGCCGACACGCAGGTCGTCGTTACCAACTTTGAGAACGTCGAATCAATCGAGGGGACGTTTGACGGCGTCGTCTTCGACGAGCTGACGCGGCTGAAGAACCCGTCCGGCGTTCGGTTCAAGAAGCTGGAGAAACTGATCGAGGGCGTGGAGATCCGCTGGGGCCTGACCGGATCATTCACATCAAACGGGCTGGAGGACGTCTTCGGCCAATGCAAGATCGTGGACCGCGCGCTGCTGGGCCGGTCAAAGGGCGCGTTTATGCAGCAATACTTCTGCTGCATCCACCGCGAGTTCGGCATGTGGGAGCCGCTGCCCGGCGCGCTGGAGCGCGTCATGGAGACGATCAAGCCGGCGACCTTCGTGCTGGAGCCCGGCGAATACAAGGACCGGCTGCCGGAGCTGCACACGGTCGAGATGCGCTGCTCGATGGACCTGACTGCCTACAACCAGATGAAGAAGGACTTTGTGCTGGAGCTGGGCGAGACGATCACGGCGCCGACCGCGGCGTCGGTGACGACCAAGCTGCAACAACTGGCTGGCGGATGGGTCTACGGGCCGTCGGGCGCTGAGTGGCTGTCCACGCACAAGTATGACCTGCTGGACGAGATTCTTGAAGAGAACCAGCACGACAACACCATCATCGTCTACAACTACAAGGAAGAGTTGGCCGAACTCCAGCGCCGATACCCGAAGGCGCGGATGGTGGATGGCGCCATCGACGACTGGAACGCTGGCAAGGTCGAGCTGCTGATGCTCCACCCCAGGAGCGCCGGTCACGGGCTGAACCTTCAGCACGGCGGCAACAAGATCGTCTTCCTGTCGCTGCCGTGGTCGCTCGAACTTTACGAGCAGACCATCGGCCGGCTGCACCGCTCCGGCCAGACGCGCGACGTGTGGGTCTACAACCTGATCTGTGACAAAACTATTGACGAGAGGATCATGCAAGCGTTAAAGGATAAAAGATCTTTAGCAGAGGTGGCGCTGGATGAATTATCGAGAACTGCATGAAATCATCATGGATCTGTCGGAGTCGGAACTCCGGCAGATGCTGGAGGAGGAGCGCCGCGGCGACCGCCGACGCACCTTCATGATCCGCCTGCACCAGCGCCTGTGTGCGCTGCGGGCGCAACGGGAACGGGAGGAGATCGAGCGTGTCTGTGCAGCAAACTCTTAACGAACGGCAGTCCACGCACGGCGACTTTGAAGATGTCGCCCGCGCAGCGCAGATGCTGAAGACGGTGATCCAGAACCAGCCGGGCTGGAAAAACCTGAACGCCATGCAGCGCGAATCAATGGACATGATTGCCTGTAAGATGGCGCGCATTCTGGCAGGTAATCCTAACTTCAAAGACCACTATGTGGACATCCAAGGCTACGCCAAGCTGATTGAGGACCGGCTGTGAACAGAGTCAGCAAATACATCCATGTCCGTAGCGGCATCTCCTGCGGTCCCGGCGACGGACGCCGCGTGCTGCTGTCGTTACCGCGCGTGGAATGGCTGGAGCGTCAGCCGGACTACGAGCCGTGGCCACCGCTCAAAGAACCGGAGCCGGAGCCTGTGCCGGACTTTCAGCCAACGCGCTACGACCTACGTCCGCAGCTACGCAGCCATGAACTGTCCAACCGTCAGCGGCAAGCGTGGAATCTGCACCTTGCCGGGCTGACCATGAAACAGATCGGAGAGAAGATGGACTGCACAGATAACGCAGCCAGCCATCTGGTTTGTCAGGCGCGGGAGAAACTGGGGATCGGGCTAGAGAAATGAGCAGTAAAGGCGTCGGAAGACCGGGTCTTAATAACGTGTTCGTATTGACCGATCGTGAGAAACAGGTCTACGAACTGCGCAAGACAAAGTCCACGAAAGAGGTCGCCGCTATGCTGAACGTATCCGAGGCGAACGTCCGCAAGCTGTTTGAGAATGCGAGGGACAAGATATGCTGCGATGGGTCTACTGGATAATCGCCATCCTGATTGCGCTCATGTGGGCGGCAGTATTGATTGCGCCGGGAGGAGAGGTGGGATGACTGACATCACAGAAATGGAAGCGCAGCTTGCCGACATGCCCGCTCACAGCGCGCAGAAGATGGTGGTTGAGAAGGCGAAGCGTATCGCGGAATTGGAGGCACTTATTAAATCCGCATACGAAGAAGGTTGGTTTGATGCGGCGTACCAATACCAACACCCAAAACAGGCGGCGAAACATTTTGAAAAGTACTGGATGACAAGTCTCGCCCGCGCCGCGCTGAATGGAGAGAAGGGATGAGTGACCAGTTTGAAAATGACGGCCCCTACCAAGATGCAGTGTCGGCGGAAGAGATTGAGCGACGAATTATGGACAGCCAAACTGCAATCGTCCGGCCTGCGCATGATTATTTCCGTTTGGAGCGGATATAGGTGAGATAGTCGAGCAGTTCAGTCTCTTCTTCGGCACTGAGATTGTCGATCGAGAAGGTCGCGGCTCTACCGTGCTTTTCACCGTCGACACGGCTCGACGCGGGCACGATGTACCCCGCGCGCTCCATCAGCGTTTCGTAGGCGACGCCCAAGGCGGTCGATAGCGCGTACAGCACATGCGGCGACGGTTTCGTAACCTTGCCGCTCTCCAACTGGCTCAGATACGCGTTCGAGATCTCCTTACCCGTGGCTTCTTCAACCTCGCGCAGCGACATCCGCATGTCCTGGCGGGCCTTCTTCAGAAACGGTCCGAGTGAAGGGTTGGCATGCGTCTCCATGGGTTTGTCATCGGGCATCGATGCTCCTCTGATTGTGCCTGCCGGACGCAGAGTCCGACCGAATAGTTATGGGCCGAAATGCTTGATAAGTCAAGCGCATAAGTTTTTCCGGGGAACTTTATGATTTCGCTCATTTCAGCCCCAACACTATTTCGATTATTACCGCCAGCAAGATTGCCATCGCTTCACCGATTTTCATATCGTTTGATCCCGTGCATGATGGTCGTATGGTCGCGCCCGCCTAGCACGTGCCCGATTAGTTGATAGGGCGCGTTTAGCTCGTGCCGGGCTCGCCACATGATCTCAAACCGCGCCCAAGCCACGCCAGCGCGGCGGTTATGGCCTAAAAGATATTCGGTGGAGATGTTATGCTTCTCGGCCGTCTCCTGCGTTATCTGTTTTATTTGTCGGGCTAGGGCTAGGTGATAGGGCGTTAGAACCATGTTGACCTCGGAACATAAAATTGAGCGCGTGCGCGGCTGTCACAAGCGCCCGCTCGTCGGCGTAGGGCGCGTTAATGGTTAGGATTAGGGAGCCGTCGCGCCGATGCAGCGACAGCCCCTTACCTACCCGCCAGCGCGCCGTCAGGCCGCCGGGTTTGGTATCAAGATCAAGACGGAGCATGACCGCGCTTCTCCAGCTCGTTTATTATGATCTTGGCGCGGTAATCGTCCTGTTCTGTCTCTAGCAGGATGTTAAGCGCCTCGTCGGACAGCCAGTGCAATAGCTGGCTAAACTCAAAATAGTCCTTCATGCGGCTCATTATAGGCCCCCCAGGATGTAGGTTAAGAAGAAGAACAGAAGCGGAATTGCAAGCGCCGCCCCTATTGCAAAGGCGATCAAGTCAGCTTTGGTAATCATCACGGCACGCCTCATACACGTCTCGGCTGGCGCATAGGATGGCCTCGACCTGTCTAAAGAGCGGGTCAGTCTGTTCTATGCAGCGGTCAGGCTCTTTAGCCTTGTCGGCGCTTATTGTGAGGTGCTCCAGCTCTATATCGTATGGGCCGCCATCGTCGCCCGTGTCGCGGTCGCGGCCCTCCCACTGGTAGGTTATGGTCGCCTCGCCGTAGCAATAAAGCGCGAGCCCCGGCCACGGCTGATATTCGTCTAGCTCATATGTAATATATGCCATTAGAGTCCGCTCCATTTGTCTGTCCAGTATTCTTCCGCCGCGTTAGTGTGCGCGTCCTGTAGGGTCTTATAGGCCACGTCCAGCAGCGGCGTGCGGTCTTGCTTGGCAAGATGATCTAACAGCGCTTCAAGCTGGTCGATTTCAATGGTCAATTCGATCATAGCGTTGCCCTCAAGAATTGACGCGCGATCATTTCGGCGTTGTCCAGCGATGCGATGGACGCGGCGAGCGACAGTGACAAGCCAAACTTGGCTAAGAACGTCGCCAGCTCGTCGGGCGGCACTTTGGCTATGATAGCGGCGGCCTGTTCGAGCTTTGCTTTGGGCACGCGCTTGCGCGGTATTGCGGCGACAGGTTCGGCTTTGTCTGCTTTGGGCCAGCGGTAATCATTGAGCATTTTAACTTCGGTCTGCACTTTGTTGCCGTTCTTCACCGGGCGGCCGTATCCGTCGACTATCGCCACTTCCACGTTGCGCGGCGTCGCCGTTGCTTCAGCCAAAATAATCGGGCGCAACTTTTCGTTATACATTGCCAGTCGGGCGCGGCGCTTCTTAGTCTCTTTATCGGGTTGCGGATTGCGCGCCGTTCCCGCCCGGCCAACGATGCTATGCGATAGCGCGTTAGCTTCCCACGCGACTAGATGGCCGGCATGATGCACGCCGGGTTTGTTCCATTGTTCGGTCATTACTTCTTTTAAGGTTGTCATGTCGTTTGCTCCTATGTGGATACGTTACAATAAAGGCGACGCCATTGTCTAGCGCCGCCTGTTAGTTATCGCGGTACTCTGATTCCATCGAAAAACGGTGATTCGTTGCCGTCTTTTAGGCGCACAAACCAGTCGCCCTTGCGCTGATAGACACCAAAGCCAAGTCCGAATTGCGTGGCCGCTTGGTTCATCTTGCGCTTGGTTGTCGCGGTTTGCCAACCGCCGCTGTTTAATGTGACCATATTTTCATCCCATGACACAATGCGGGTTGACACGTATGTCACGCCGTTGTTGTCCCATGTTGTGCGATAGTTTGAGAGTTTATCCATTCTTGGCATTGTCTTGGCTCCCTACAGTGTGGATATGTTATTTATAGGCCGATTGTGGATATCGTCAAGAAGTTTTTTACGAAAAAGCGAAAATAGTTGCGCGATAGTTAGAAAATAGTCGAGACGACGTGGGGCTGGAGGCGAGGCGCGGCAAGGGAATAGTCGTATAGTCATATTGGTTTACTACTGTTATCAAAAGTGTAAATGTATACATAATAGGTAAAGGGTTAGGGCGATGTAAGTTTGTATGACTATTCGACTATATGACTATAAGGGCCTCGTCTCGCAGCGCTGCACACGACGCCAGGTCGCCCTGTGATGACATGCCAGGTCGCCCTGTGATGACAGCTCGCAGCAACCTCTGATCTCGATGACTATATGACTATGTATGTCAACTTAACGTAATGCTTTAAGTCTACATTCATGATGCTATGGGATTGTAAACGGGAGGGGGGCTGGGCCGAGGGATCTCCTTTAAGAAATACGTAGGCATTAAGAACAATTTTTATTTTTTATTTTTTCATGCTAAAAGTTTTATTATGTTCGAAAGCCTACCTTATGAACCGCGCAAGATCGAAGCTACCGAAGCAGTGCTTGAGCGCATCTATCTCGCCGCCCGCAAAGGGCTGAAAGGCGACACGCTCGCCTACGCCGCTGGCATGACGCCGACCGAATACCGGCGGTTGGTGCAGTTCGACCCCATCGCGGAGTATGCCGAACAGAAAGGCCGCGCAGAGGGCGAGGCGGAAATGTCCGAAGTGCTGCACAAGGCCGCCCGCGAAGGTGACACTAAGGCGGCGCTGGACATTCTCAAACACGTGCATAAGTGGACAGCGCCACAGTCGGTGCAGGTGCAGGTCGAGCAGCGCATATCCATCATAGCGGCGCTAGAAGAAGCGCAGCAGCGCGTCATAGAAGGACAAGTATTAGATGCAAGTGCCGATCTACTCAGCGGACGAAGAACAGAAGCTGATGGCGACCCTATGGTCGGCGCAGGTGAAGAACGATCCGGTCGCGTTCGTGAGGATGGCGTTCCCGTGGGGTAAGGCTGGCACGCCGCTGGAACACTTCACCGGCCCGCGCAAGTGGCAGCTTGAGGTCTTACAGGATCTGAAGGCCCATATAGCGGACAACAACGGCCGCCTTGACTTCGAAACCTTCCGCATGGCCACGTCATCCGGGCGCGGTATTGGCAAGTCGGCCCTTGTTAGCTGGTTGGTCATTTGGATGCTGACGACTCGAATCGGCTCGACCACCATCGTGTCGGCCAACTCAGAAGCCCAGCTCCGCAGCGTCACCTGGGCCGAGATCACCAAATGGCTATCTATGTGCCTTAACAGCCATTGGTTCGAGGTGAGCGCAACACGAGTGCTACCGGCCAAGTGGATTGCGGAACTGGTCGAGCGGGATCTGAAGCTGGGCACGCGCTACTGGGGCGTCGAGGGGCGGCTGTGGTCGGCCGAAAACCCTGACAGCTACGCGGGCGTGCACAACTTCGCGGGCGTCATGCTGGTGTTCGACGAGGCCAGCGGTATTGATGACTCTATCTGGGCGGTGGCCAGTGGCTTCTTTACAGAGAACACTCCTAATCGTTTTTGGCTTGCTTTTAGCAACCCCCGCCGTAACAGCGGATATTTCTACGAGTGCTTCAACAGCAAGCGCGACTTCTGGCGAAACAAGGTTGTTGACGCTAGAAGCGTGGAGGGCACTGATAAGGCAGTCTATCAGCAGATTATCGACGAATACGGACCCGACTCTTCTCAGGCCCACGTCGAGGTCTACGGAGCCTTCCCGAACGCATCGGATGACCAGTTCATACCGTCCTCACTGGTCGCGGAAGCACAACAAAGGTCGCCATCGAAGGATCAGACTGCGCCGATAGTCGTGGGCGTTGACCCAGCGCGGTTCGGGGCGGACGCTACGGTCATCGCCATACGACAGGGCAGGGACATCATCGGCATACGCCGCTACCGGGGCGACGACACCATGGAGGTGGTGGGGCGCGTCATTGACATCATAGAAGAGTATCGGCCGACCTTGGTGGTCATCGACGAGGGCGGCCTAGGGGCTGGCGTCGTGGACCGGCTGAAGGAGCAGCGCTACAAAATCCGGGGTGTCAACTTCGGTATGCGCAGCAGCAAGCCGATCATGTTCGGGAACAAGCGCGCCGAAATGTGGCACGCCATGCGGGAGTGGCTAAAGACGGCCAGCATCCCTAATGATCGCTTCCTAAAGTCCGACCTGACCGGACCGTTAATGAAGCCCGACAGTAAAGGGACTATATTCCTAGAGAGTAAGAAGGACATGAAGGCGCGCGGGCTGGCCAGCCCTGACGCCGCCGACGCTATCGCGGTGACGTTCGCGTATCCTGTGGCGCACCGTGAAGCGCGCGTAGACAACAGGCCAAGGGTCAGTTATGGTGGCAACGCAGCCTCTTCAGGATGGATGGGACACTAATGCCTCTCGTTAAGAGCACCAGCAAGAACGCCTTCCGTAAGAACATCAAAGCGGAGGTAGCCGCCGGTAAGCCTGTCAAGCAGGCTGTCGCCATCGCCTACTCGACGAAGCGCGCAGCGGCCAAGAAGGGCAAGTCTTGTGGCAAGTGATGATGTAGTCGCCGCTGGCAAAGTCTCCGAAAGCGGAGATCAAGATCGCCTTGCAACTATGCGTCATCGGTTCACGGTGGCGCAGGCCGCTTATTCGGACAGCCGCGAGGATGAGCTAGACGATCTGCGGTTCATGGCGGGCTCGCCGGACAACGCATGGCAGTGGCCGGCGGACGTGCTGGCGACACGCGGAGCCGTGCAGGGTCAGACGATCAACGCGCGGCCGTGCCTGACGATCAACAAGCTGCCGCAGCACGTGCGCCTCGTGACGAACGAACAGCGCCAGAACCGTCCGACCGCGCGGGTCATCCCCGCCGACGAGAACGCGGACCCGGAGGTCGCGGAGATCTTCGACGGTATCGTGCGGCACATTGAGTATATGTCCGACGCCGACGTGGCCTACGACACGGCCTGCGATAATCAGGTCACATATGGCGAAGGCTATATCCGCATCCTGACGGAATATTGCAAAGAAGACTCGTTCGAGCAGGACATCCGCATCGCGCGCGTCCGCAGTAGCTTCAGCGTCTACATGGACCCGATGATCCAAGACCCGTGCGGTCAAGACGCGAATTGGTGCTTTATCACGGAAGACATTCCGAAGCGCGAGTATGAGGAACTGTATCCTGACGCGACGCCTGTAACGGGCATGATGAGTCAGGGCGTGGGCGACCAGACGCTATCGATGTGGGTCAGCCAAGAGACTGTCCGCATCGCTGAATATTTTTACGTTGACACGCGCAAACATACGCTAAACCTCTACCCGGACAACATTACGGCGTTCGATGGCACGCCGGAGGACAAGCGCCTCAAGGCTGTCTATGGCAAGCCGCTGCGCTCGCGCGAAAGCGACCGCCGCAAGGTCATGTGGATCAAGACCAACGGCTATGAGGTGCTGGAAGAGCGCGAATGGGCGGGTAAATACATCCCCGTGATCCGCGTGATCGGCAACGAGTTCGAGGTTGACGGTCAGATCTACATTAGCGGTCTGGTGCGTAACGCTAAAGACGCGCAGCGCATGTATAACTATTGGGTCAGCCAGGAAGCGGAAATGCTGGCGCTGGCCCCGAAAGCGCCGTTCATTGGTTATGGTGGTCAGTTCGAGGGCTACGAAACCAACTGGAAAACGGCGAACACGAATAACTGGCCCTATCTGGAGGTCAATCCTGATGTTACCGACGGAGCCGGCAACCCGCTACCGCTACCTGAACGCGCCCAGCCTCCGATGGCTCAAACGGGCCTTATTCAAGCAAAGATGGGGGCTGGCGAAGACATCAAATCGACCACTGGCCAGTACGATAGTAGCATTGGGGCGACTTCCAACGAGCGGACGGGTCGTGCGATCCTCGCTCGGGAGCGGCAAGGCGACACGAGTACTTATCATTATGTAGACAACCTCGCGCGGGCGATAAAATACGTCGCGCGGCAGTTGGTCGATCTGATTCCGAAGATTTACGACACGCAGCGTGTCGCCCGCATCATTAATGTTGAGGGCGAAGTCGGCATGGCGCGCATCAATCCGGCCCAGCCGGAGGCGGTGCGGTCGATTCAGAACGACGAGGGCATTGAGATCATGAAGATCTACAATCCCAACGTCGGCACCTACGACGTGCATGTTTCCTCGGGTCCTAGCTACATGACGAGGAAACAGGAAGCCATGGACACCATGGGCCAGATCCTCCAAACGAACCCGGCGCTTTGGTCGGTTGCGGGCGATCTGTTCGTCAAGAACATGGACTGGCCGGGCTCTGAGACGATGGCCAAACGGTTCGAAAAAATGCTCGACCCGAAAGTGCTTCAGGAAACCGACGAGTCGCCGGAAGCGCAGGCTATGCGGATGCAAATGGAGCAAATGGCCAACGAAATGGAGGCCACAAACGCCCAGATCCAGCAGCTTATGCATTCCTATGAGATGCAGAAATTGGCGATTGACGAGCAAAACAGCCAGATCAAGGCTTATGAAGCTGAGACGAAACGGCTGTCGGCCATGCAAAGCGGCCTGACGCCGGAACAAATTCAGGATATTGTGCAGGGCACTATCGCGGCGGCGCTCGACACGGGTGATTTAGTGCCGGGCAGTGAGCCTATGCGGGAGATTGGTCAATGAGCTGCGCAGATCTGATCGGACATTTATTTTTAGCTAGGGACGTTGTTCATAGTGTCCACCTGAACACGCGGTCTTACGCTAAACACAAGGCTCTCGGTAAGTTCTATGAAAATATCATCGGGCTAGCCGACGATTTGGCGGAAGCCTATCAGGGTCGACATGGCCTAATCGGCCCGATTACGCTGCATTCGGCCAAAAAGACCAACAATGTCGTTGAATTTCTTGAGGATTCGCTAAAAGAGGTCGAAGAAGCTCGAAAAGAGTTTGGCGACGACAGCGCGCTTCAGAATATTGTCGACGGAATCGTGGACTTATACCTTTCCACGCTGTATAAATTGAAGTTCCTAGCCTAAGAGAGCAAAAATGGCTTATTATCAGGAAATCGAAGCGTCTACGCAGCTTAAGGTCGGTCTGGCCAAGCTGAAGGGCATTTTTGCCTCTAGCGGCACCTCTGTCACAGTCGCGGTTTATGACTCTCCTGCGGCGTCGACCTCAGATCCTCTCGTTCTGGCGCAGTTCACGGCGGCGACGCCCGGCAACTACATCTTTACGGCTGAAGGAATCAGTCTGAATAAGGGCCTTTATGTCGTCCTTGGCGGCTCTAGTCCGAAAGTCACCGTCTTTTTCGAGTGATCTAAATGGCCTTTATTTACAATCTTACTGATAGCTGGAACGACGCCGCAACGACGTGGAACGGCATTAAACTTGCCGTCACCAACACAGGGTCTAGCGCGACTTCCAAACTGCTTAATCTGACCGTTTCGGGAGCCACAACGGCTTCTTTTACTGTCGATAAAAGCGGTAATTTAGAGCTAAACGGGTCTGTAAATAAGGTCACAATCACCGCCCCGGCGACGGCTGCGACGTTTACGCTGGCCGATAATTCGACGTTTGCGACGGTTGGCGGCTACGCCACGACGTTTACGTTCTCTGGCGCGACGAGTCTGACATTCCCGACCAGTGGCACGGTCACGGCGCTCGGCAACACGACGACTGGCTCGGGTAGCATCGTGCTGTCCAACAGCGCGACTCTCGTGTCGCCTATCCTCGGCACGCCTACTTCTGGCGATTTGTCGAACTGCACGAACTTTCCGGCGTCGGGACTTAGCGGCCTTGGCGCAGGCGTTGGAACATGGCTCGCCACACCGTCGTCGGCTAATCTGCGCTCGGCCGTTACTGACGAGACGGGCACAGGCGCGCTTGTGTTCGCAACCAGCCCGACTCTCGTGTCGCCTGACCTCGGCACGCCGTCAGCGGTTACGCTTACTAATGCGACTGGCTTGCCGATCAGCACGGGCGTCACTGGCCTAGGTAGCGGCGTCGCGACGTTCCTTGCTACGCCTTCTAGCGCCAATCTTGCAGCAGCGGTCACTGATGAGACGGGCACTGGGTCGCTGGTCTTCTCAAACAGCCCGACGTTTGACGATGACATTACGCTTGGCACGCCCAGCACGACGCGCGGTGAGCTGATCCTAGCCAATACGACCTCTAATACGGTCAAGCTGCGCTCTTCTAACAGCACAGCGGCCAGTTACACGCTGACGCTTCCTGCTGCTGCGCCGGTCAACGGCTACTATCTTCAGACGGACGTAAACGGCGTGCTGTCTTGGGCTGCTGGCGGCGGGGGCGGAGGCGGCTCGCCTGGCGGCTCCAACACGCAAATTCAGTTCAATAATGCTGGCACGTTCGGCGGCGACGCGGCCTTTACGTTTGTAAATGGCACGGGTACGGCGACAGCAACGCTTGGTGTGGCGTCTACTACGTCGGCGGCGCTTAAGATCTATAACTCTGCGAGCGCCTATAGCGTCACAATCGCGTCGGGCAATAATACTGCCAATTGGACGATGACGCTGCCGGTTGACGATGGCACGAACGGTCAGCTTCTTCAGACAGACGGCAACGGCAATCTGTCTTGGTATACGAATACTTCGACGGGCGATGTGGTCGGCCCGGCGTCTTCGACCGACAATGCTGTTGCGCGGTTTGACGGCACGACTGGTAAGCTGATTCAGAACTCTGCCGTGACGATTGCCGATACGACCGGCGACATTACCGGCGGCAAATATAACGGTCTGACCGTCTCGACGACGACCGGCACTCTGACGATTGCCAACGGCAAGACGCTGGCGACTGACAATAGCGTCACGTTTGTCGGCACGGACGGCAGCACGGTCAGTTACGGCGCGGGCGGCACAATCCTGTATAGCGGCGGCGCGCTTGGCACGCCGTCATCTGGCACGCTGACCAACTGTTCGGGCTTGCCGATCAGCACCGGTGTGTCAGGTCTTGGCACGAACGTCGCTACGGCGCTTGCGGTCAATGTCGGCACGGCGGGCGCTGTCGTCGTCAACGGTGGCGCGCTCGGAACGCCTTCTAGCGGCACTCTGACAAGCTGCACGGGCTTACCGATCAGCACCGGCGTCAGTGGGCTCGCGGCGAACGTCGCTACGTTCCTTGCTACGCCGTCGTCAGCCAACCTTGCGGCGGCTCTTACGGATGAGACAGGCACGGGCGCTAATGTCTTTGCGACCGCGCCCACTCTGTCTAATCCGACGATCACTAACTACGTCGAGACTTACTATAATATCGGCACCGTCACCTCGACGGTTACGCTGGATCTGGCTAACGGCACATTCCAGAACCTTACGCTGACCTCGGCCACGGCTTTGACCGTGACCATGCCGACAGCGACGGCTGGCAAATCGTTTATTCTTATGGTGCGTCAGCCTGCCTCTGGCACGGCGACGACTGTGACGTTTACCAGCGTCAAATGGCCGGCCAGCACGGCTCCGACCGTCACGGCTACACTTAGCCGCGCCGACTTCTTTGCCTTCTTCTCAGACGGCACGAACTGGTATGGTTCGTCTGTCCAAAACTTCACGCCCTAATGTTTAGCTCTAAAGATCTCTTCTTCGCGCCTACGGCAACGACTGGCTACACGATCAGCCGCAGCCTTCGCTTTCGCTCGTCCGCAAGCGCGTATTTGAGCAGGACGCCAGCGAGTGCGGGTAGCAGAACAGCTTGGACACTTAGCCTTTGGGCAAAAGTTAGTGCTTTTGCGACGAACCGCGTCCTACTGAATGTAGGCGGTCTTTCAACCGGTTACGGGCTAATATTTCTAAACAATGCCGACCAGATAGATTTTCAGGAACTTGGAGGCTCGACCGCTAGATTAACGACGACAAGAGTTTTTCGAGACCCAAGCGCGTTTTATCATTTTGTATTTGTGTGGGACAGCAGCAATGCTACAGCCGCCGATAGGATGAGAATATATGTGAATGGCGTTAGAGAGACAGCGTTTGGAACAAACACCAATCCGTCATCTGGCGCGCAAAGCGTTATAAACACCGCAGCATTACACCGGATAGGTTGGGATACATCGTCTACGTCTGGATGGACAGAAGACGGCTACCTAGCCGAAGTCAATTTCATCGACGGCCAAGCGCTCACGCCATCCTCATTTGGCGAGACAGACGCAACCACTGGCGTCTGGAAACCGAAAGCTTGCACTGTCTCGGACTACGGGAAAAACGGTTTTTACCTACCGTTCTCTGACGCGACTAGCACGACGACAATCGGCTACGATAAGGCGGCTATTGCGACTAATCATTCCAGCGCGAACAACTGGACGCCGAATAATATCAGCGTCACGGCTGGCACGACATACGACAGCATGATTGACACGCCGACGCCGTATGATGATGGCGGGAATGGCGTGGGGAATTATGCGACGCTTAATCCACTTTCAACTACGGCTGGCACGTATTCAAGCGCCAACTTGCGTTATGTTGGCGCAGCAGCATGGCGTCGTTCAAACGCAACAATCTCTATATCATCGGGTAAATGGTATTTTGAGGTCACAGTTGGGAACGCGCCTTATACGCCAAGAGCGAGCAATACCGCCTACAATGCTTTTGGTTTTGGCCTCGCTACCGTATTTAATGATACTACCGCTGCGTCATCTATAACAAACGCTGTTATATTTGGTGATAATGGGTATTATAAGAACTTTAGCAACGCTTGGACGGATAGCACATATTCTGTGGCGAATGGAGATGTTCTTGCCGTCGCCGTTGATCTGGACGCTAATACATTTACGTTTTACCAGAATAATACATCGCGCGTTACTGGAACAATCGGAACAACGGCAGGCACGTTATTGGTGCCGATCATACAGAGCTACGATGGTTCTTATGGTGTAATGGACGCCAACTTCGGCCAGCGCCCATTCACCTACACGCCTCCCTCCGGCTTCAAGGCGCTCAACACGCAGAACCTTCCGACGCCTACGATTGCCAATGGCGCTCAATACATGGCGGCTACTACCTATACGGGAACAGGTAGCGCTATGTCGGTTGCAAACACGGTCAATAGCGTTTCTTTCCAGCCTGATTTAATTTGGGTCAAGCAAAGAAACAACGCCGCAACTCATGTCTTGGCGGACGCTGTTCGCGGCGTTTCTAGATACATATTTTCAAACCTGACAAATGTTGAAGCTACAGCAACTGCTGGCACAGGCATTACCGCATTCAGCGCCGATGGATTTACTCTTGGAACAGAGACATCGACTTCTGGCTCTGTTAACGCGGCGGGCGGGACAGGCACATACGTTGCTTGGCAATGGAAAGCCAACGGCTCCGGCTCAAGCAACACCTCCGGCTCTATCACAAGCACAGTAAGCGCTAATGCGACGGCTGGGTTTAGTGTGGTGATTTATACCGGAACATTAACAGGAGCACCCGGAACTTGTCCAACAGTCGGGCATGGGCTTGGCGTAGCGCCAAGTTTAGTCATTAGTAAGTCACGAAACGTAACTGGTGTTGACAGCGGGGCTTGGTTCGTTTGGAGCGCCAACACCGGCTCAACAGATAATTATTTGCGGCTAAATACAACTGCCGCCGTCGCGAGTGTTACTGGCGGTGGTGGTGGACCGATGGTCGCTCCAACATCAACGGTGTTCTCTACCCCATATATTTCTGGGGCTAATATTAATGCCAACAATTACGTCGCCTACTGCTTCGCCGCCGTCGCGGGCTACAGCGCCTTTGGTAGCTATACGGGGAATGGTTCGGCTGATGGGCCGTTCGTGTTCACGGGTTTTAGGCCAAAGTTTGTTTTGGTGAAGCGCACAGATAGCACAAGCAACTGGTTTATACACGACACCGCTAGGGATACATATAACGTGTCGTCGGCAAATCTTTATGCAGAGCTGTCAAATGCTGAAGATACAGGCCCCGCAGGAAACATGGATTTCCTGTCTAATGGCTTCAAATCCCGAACGGGCGGCGGTTCAAACCCTAATGTTTCAGGCGGCACATACATATACGCCGCCTTCGCGGAAGTGCCATTTAAGTATGCTTTGGGGCGCTGACATGGGACGCAAGAAAATAGACGTTTTAGAAAAGTTTTGGGCCAAGGTTGACCGCCGTGGTGTTGATGAATGCTGGCCTTGGACTGGCGCTTTTGACAAAGACGGTTACGGCCAGCTTTGGGATGGACACGCGGGCAAAATGCTCCGCTCGCATCGGTTCTCTGCGCGTATCCATCTTGGTGAGGATAGCCGTAGCGTTTGTCACACATGCGATAATCCAGCCTGCTGTAACCCATCGCATTTGTTCTATGGAACGACGCAGGAAAACGTCGCTGACAAGATAGCAAAAGACAGACAAGCGCGCGGAGAAATGCAGGGTCACAGCAAGCTGACAGAAGATCAGGTTTCTGAAATCCGCCGCCGTAGCGATGAAAGCTACGCAACTTTGGCGCAGCAATTCAACATTCATCATTCCACTGTCTACCGCGTGTGGCGCGGCGAGGCATGGAAGCACGCTCTAGCGAGGTAATGATGACTTTTATGCTCGACGGGCGTGTCTTGCCGCTCGACACCGCCTTTGAACATGATGGCACCGGCTATCCGGCCAACTGGCTGCGTCTTGCTACACCGGAGATGCGTGCGGCTATCGGAATCACTGAGATCGTCGATCAACCGCGTCCCGATGACCGTTTTTACTGGGTTTCTGAAAACCCCGATGGATCATGGAACGCCATCCCAAAAGATTTGGCGGGGCTTAAAACCGCTTGGGCGGCGCAATTTCGTCAGGCAGCTTGGTCGATGCTTCAATCGTCCGATTGGCTAATTATCCGCAAGCAAGAGATTGGCACGGACGTTCCGGCTGATTGGTCGTCATATCGTGAGGCTGTCCGCACGACCACGCAACTTGCGATTACCGATCTTGAAGCGACGCCCGATATTGAGGCGTTCATAGCTTCAGTGACCAGCGTTCAATGGCCGATAAGCCCTGACGCCCTAGTCGCTGTTGACCCTACCCCGGTCTGAGGGTAATGTAGACGAACCGACTAGCCGGATAGCTAGGTAAAGGAGTATCGCCTTGAGCGACGAAGAACAGGCTGTAGCGGAGATCAGCCCCGCGCCGGAACCGGAAGCCACGGCAGCACCGGAATCTGTTGAGACGACGCCGGAGGAACAGCAGCCTACAAAATCGTTCTCTCAGGAAGAGCTGGACGCGATTGTAAGCAAGCGCCTTGCAAGAGAACAGCGCAAATGGGAAAGAGAGCAAGCCCAACGGCTTGCGGAGCAGCAGGCTAGAACGCCCGCCGCACCTCCACCTGCGCCGGATGATTTCGAGTCAGCTCAGCAATACGCGGAAGCGTTAGCGGAGCAGAAGGCTCGGGAACTTCTAGCCCAGCGCGAGGCCGCAGCCCAGCAAGCGGCTCTTTTGGAGTCCTATAAGGACCGTGAAGAAGAGGCTAGGGACCGATACGAGGACTTTGAACAAGTCGCGTATAACCCCAACCTTCCCGTCACGGACGTTATGGCCCAGGCTATTCAGGCTTCCGATATTGGCCCCGAAGTAATTTATTACCTCGGCTCCAATCCAAAAGAAGCTAGCCGGATCTCCCGTCTGTCGCCGGTCTTGCAGGCAAAAGAGATCGGAAAAATCGAGGTCAATTTGACTTCGAATCCGCCGGTTAAGAAAACCTCAACCGCGCCCGCACCTCTTGCTCCTGTCACGGCTACCCGGTCAAATTCTGGACCCCGATACGACACGACTGACCCTCGGGCCACTAAGTCAATGTCAACGTCGGAATGGATTGAAGCGGAACGTCAGCGTCAGATCAAGAAGTGGGAAGCGCAGAATCGGAGATAAGGAATGTCTAACTCAATTCTTACGATTGACATGATTACTCGCAAGGCTCTTGAGATCCTTGAGAATAATCTTGTCCTGACGCGCACCGTTAACCGCCAGTATGATGACAGCTTTGCCGTCGAAGGCGCTAAGATCGGCTCGACCCTGCGTATCCGCCTGCCTGACCGCGCTCTGGTCACGGACGGCGCTGCGCTTCAGGTGCAGGACGACAACGAACAGTACACGACCCTGACCGTTTCGTCGCAGAAGCACATCGGCGTGAACTTCACGACCGCCGAACTGACGATGCAGTTGGACGACTTCGCGGAACGCGTGCTGAAGCCGCGTATTTCGCAGCTCGCGTCCTCCATCGACGCCGACGTTGCTAACAGCTTCAAGTATATCGGCAACTCGGTCGGCACGCCCGGCACGACCCCGGCCTCTTCGCTCGTTCTGTTGCAGGCGCAGCAGAAGCTGAACGAGAACGCCGCTGTCATGTCGCCGCGCTATGCGACGGTCAACCCGGCTGCTAACGCCGCGCTGATCGAAGGCATGAAAGGCCTGTTCAACCCGGTTTCGGCCATCAGCAAGCAGTTCAAGAACGGCATGTTTGGCGAAGGCATTCTCGGCTATGACGAGCTGAATATGTCGCAGTCGATCAAGCAGTTCACGACCGGCTCGCGCGCTGGCACCGTGACGGTCAGCACTTCGGTCACGACCGAAGGTTCGACCACCCTTGTGCTGACGGGCCTCGGCTCGACGGTCATCAAGGCTGGCGACGTGTTTACGGTTGCCGACTGTTATGCCGTTAACCCGCAGACCCGTGAGTCGACTGGTTCGCTGTATCAGTTCGTTGCTCTGGCTGACGTTACGGCGTCGACCACCGCTTCGGTCACTGTCCCGGCGATGTATTCGGCTTCGCAGGCTCTCGCCACGGTCGACGCTCTGCCGGTTTCCGGTAAGGCCGTCACCTTCTTCGGCTCTGCTTCGACGCAGTATCCGCAGAACCTGATCTATCATCGTGACGCCATCACGTTCGCCACCGCCGACCTGCTTATGCCGCAGGGCGTCGACATGGCTTCGCGTCAGGTTCACAATGGTATCAGCCTGCGCGTCGTGCGCCAGTACGACATCAACAACGACCGTCTGCCCTGCCGTATTGACGTGCTGTATGGCTACTCGGTCATCCGTCCGCAGATGGCTGTCCGTCTGTGGGGTTAATTGGATGGGGCTTCGGCCCCATCTTCTTCAACTAAGGAGAAATTCTTATGACGACTTCTACTTCGAATGCCTCTTACCCGCTCGATTCGTACGGTCCGACCGGCGCGATTCCGAACGGTTCGGCCAACTACCTGTTTACGGACGGTAACACGGCTGCTGCCAAGCTCGTTGGCGGCACGACCATCCTGTTCCCGAACGGCGCGGGTATTTACTTTGTCGACACGGCGATCACGGCCAATTCGACCACGACCTCTGCGGTCAAAGGTTCGATTGGTCTGACGACGAACGCTACGGGCGTCGGCAAGATCTTCTACTCGGACGGCACCAAGTGGCAGTACGCTGCGGTTAGCTGATAGGAGCGACAACCATGCCTAATAGCAAATCGGTTGGCGTTGCCTTTTCTGACCCGGAACTCGTCTCTGGCACGACCATTACGGGCGCGACCATCAGCGGCGGCACCATTTCTGGCGCGGCTCTGACGACGGCGACTGTTTCTGGCACGTTCACGTCGACGGCGACTACGGACGCAGTTATCGCTAACGCGACGGCTGGTCTGTATTTTCTGACCGGCGCGATTACCGCCAACTCCACGACGACGAGCGCTCCGAAAGGATCTATCGCCACGACCACCAATGCGACTGGTACGGGTAAGATCTTTATTTCGGACGGCTCCAAGTGGCAGGCCCCGACCTAATCTAACCCTACGGGCGGGCTACGGCCCGCCTGGCCCTTTCCATAGGTGTAAAATGGCTATGATTTATTTGCGCCATGAGGTTCATGGCGTTAAGATCGCTACGCTGGAAATGGAAGCGGAAGCCGACGAAGAGAACGGCTGGGAAAGGTTCGATCCGAATGACGACGACAGCGTACGATCAGATCTGCGGAGCCCTGAGACTGCTGGGCGTCCTCGCAGAAGGCGAAACGCCCTCGTCGGAGACGGCGCAGGACGCGCTGACAGCGCTGAATCAGATGATCGACTCGTGGGACACGGAACGTCTGGCGGTCTTTTCAACACAAGATCAAGTATTTAACTGGACGCCGGGACTTCGGTCACAGACGCTCGGCCCGACTGGTGACTTTGTTGGTGAACGTCCTGTTCTAATAGACGACGCAACTTACTTCCGCGATCCGCAGACCAATGTGTCTTACGGCATAAAATTAATTAACCAACAGCAATACGACGGTATTGCCGTCAAGACTGTCACGTCGACTTATCCGCAAGTCATGTGGGTCAACATGACTTACCCCAACATCGAAATGGTCATCTATCCGGTGCCGTTACGGTTGCTGGAATGGCATTTTGTGTCAGTTGAAAAGTTATCCAATCCGGCCAAGCTGGCTACGGCGTTGACATTTCCGCCCGGTTATCTTCGTGCGTTCCGCTATAATCTGGCCTGCGAAATGGCTCCTGAGTTTGGCGTCGAGCCGTCCGCGCAGGTGCAGCGCATCGCCATGTATAGCAAGCGCAATCTGAAGCGCATCAATAACCCTGACGACATCATGGCGCTGCCCTACAGCATCGTCGGAACTAGACAAAGGTACAATATTTTTGCGGGAAATTATTGATTTATCAAGGACTTATAACTAAGGTAAGCAGCATGTGCTTCTTCTGGTGTATCAAAACAACCTATCTTGATATGCTTACGGTTGAGCATTATTTGCGCGCGCCATTTTCCTTGATGGAGCGATACGCCTCTAAAACCCGATGTATTATTGCAGTTTGGGTGAGTTACGTTGTGCATATTTTGCGCTCGGCTTACGTCGCGCAAATTATTAAATCGGTTGTTAATTTTGTCGCCGTCTATATGATCGACGTGATGATTAGGCCATTTACCAGTCATATAAAGCCAAGCCAATCTATGCGCGCTATATCTCCGGCCTTTAACGGATACGCGCCAGTATCCCGATTTCATCTGATCCCCGGCAATAAGCCCTGTGTCTTTACGGGTAAAAATGCCTGTATCGGGATCGTAAGTAAGTTCTTCTTTGAGAATTTGAACCGTCAGCATGTTGCCTCCTTTACTGCGGAGGTTTTACCATGAAGACCCCCATCTTGGGAAGTAGTTATGTAACTCGAAGCCCAAATGCCGCGGATAGTAGGTGCGTTAATCTTTACCCAGAGGTTATACCAGAGGGGGGCAAAGAGGCGGCATGGCTACAGCGCGCGCCAGGGCTTCGTTCATTGGCCATATTTCCAACCGGCCCTATTCGTGGGCTGTGGCAATACGGCGGGTATGGCTATGCTGTTGCGGGCACCAAACTGTATCGTGTCGACACCGACTGGTCATATCACGAACTTGGCACGGTCGCCGGCGTCAGCAACGTCAACATGGTCGACAATGGCACGCAGCTATTCATAGCCGCCGGCGCTAACGGTTACATTTATAATAACAGCGACTTTACGCTTGAATGTAACACAACCAACGGCGACGCCACAGTTACGACGACTAGCACTGCCGACATATGGGTTGGCCAGCCTGTAACGGGCTCCGGCATACCTTCATCGACGACTGTTTCCAGTATAACCGACGGCACGACGTTTGAGCTGTCGGCTAACGCCACGGCGACGGCTTCCGGCGTTACGCTGACATTCTCGCCGTTCTTCAGCGAGATCACTGATCCTGATTTTCCTGGCGCTGTTGGTGTTGGGTTTCTTGACGGCTATTTTGTCTTTAACCAGCCTAACAGCCAAAAGTTTTGGGTCACGGCGTCTTATAACGGTCTGTCTATTGACGCGCTCGACTTCGCCAGCGCCGAAGGCTCGCCGGATAACCTTGTCACGCTGATCGTTGACCACCGCGAGGTTTGGCTGTTTGGTCAGAACTCAGTCGAAGTCTGGTATAACGCCGGCACGCCGGACTTTCCGCTTGCCCGTGTTCAAGGCGCGTTTAACGAGATTGGCTGTCTTGCGGCCTATTCTGTGGCCAAGTTGGACAATGGCTTGTTCTGGCTGGGCGCGGACGCTCGCGGTAATGGTATCGTCTATCGCTCAAAAGGCTATTCCGGCGAGCGCGTTTCAACTCACGCTGTCGAATGGCAGATCCAGCAATACGCGACGCTTTCAGACGCCGTGGCCTACACCTACCAGCAAGACGGCCATAGTTTCTATGTTCTAAATTTTCCGACCGCCAATACGACATGGGTTTATGACGTGGCGACGGACGCATGGCATGAACGCGCTGGTTGGGATAACAATCAGTTTACCCGCCATCGCGGCAATTGCCAGATGAATTTCAACAATGAAATTGTCATCGGCGATTACGTCGGCGGCGGTATCTACGCCTATGATCCGACCGTTTATACGGAAGCCGGTTCGACGCAAAAATGGTTGCGGTCTTGGCGCGCGTTGCCGACTGGCCAGAACAATCTGAAGCGCACAACGCAGCATAGTCTTCAACTTGACTGTGAAGCTGGCGTAGGGCTGGAAGGCTATACGCAGGCTGAATATAACGCCATCACCTATATTTACGACCGCAACAATGAGTTTATTCTTGATCGCGCCGGTAGCGCGCTGCGGATTCGTAATTATCAGAACTACAGCATAACCGTCGGCGCGAACGCTAACGTCATGCTGCGCTGGTCGGATGATGGCGGCCATACGTGGTCGAACGAACACTGGAAGTCTATGGGCCAAATTGGTCGCACAGGCTATCGCACGATCTGGCGGCGGCTTGGCATGACGCTAAAGCTGCGCGACCGTGTATATGAAATATCAGGCACTGATCCGGTCAAGATCGCCATTATGGGCGCAGAACTCATAATGGACCCGACAAATGCCTGATAATAATACGCTTATACCGGCGGCGCGTGTCCCGATATGGGACAAGGTGACAGATTTTGTCACCCGCGAATGGTATCGCTGGTTTTATAATATGTATGTGTCGGTCGAAAACGGCCGACGTTATGGATCATATTACGATACAACCACGCAAACGGCGGCGGCGGCTAATACAGCCTATGCCATGACGTTAAACAGCGTCGCGTCCAAGATTAATGACGGCCCATTACAGTATGGTGTCTATATAGGAACACCTACTTCGCGTGTTTATGTAGACAATACAGGTACATATAACATACAGTTCTCGGCGCAGTTTATTAGTACTAATGCCAGCTCTAAAGATGTTTACATATGGTTAAGCGTCAACGGCACGAATGTGCCCGATTCGGCCACGAAGATTACATTATCGGGGTCTAGTAATGCCTATGTCGCGGCATGGAATTTCGTGGTAAGTCTAACCGCAGGCGATTATTTTGAGCTGTATTGGGAAACGACGAATACGAACGTCTCAATATTGGCCACTACTGCATCGGGGAATGTCCCCGCGATTCCTTCGGTCATTCTGACCGTCACTAGTATTGTAGGTGGATAAATGGCCGTCGTAACGCCCACAGCTAAAACGCAATTCATCGACGCCGCCGGCGCTCCTCTGGCCGGCGGTAAGCTCTATACTTACGTCGCCGGCACGACGACACCGCAGGCGTCTTACACTGACAGCTCGGGCGCTACAGCGAACAGCAATCCAGTTATTCTTGACGCTCGCGGTGAAGCGAATGTCTGGCTTGGTGAGTCAACGTATAAGTTTACGCTGACCGACGCTAATGACGTTGAGATCTGGACGGTCGATTATATTTCCGCGCCGACGACGGCGTTGTCGCCAGTTCTGTCTGGCAACGTCACAATCTCAACTGACTCGGCTGGCCCGGCGCTCAAAGTCACGCAGACCGGCACCGGCGACGTTATGCGCGTTCAAGACAGCGCCGATCCTGACTCGACGCCATTTGTCATCAACTCATCGGGGTATGTCGGGCTTGGCACTGTTGCGCCGGCCGAAGCTCTCGATATTGATAACAGCGGTAAAATTCAGTTCTCGTCGGGCGGCACTGCACGGACTGTCATATCGGCTGACGCTTCTAACTCAATTATTGACGTTAAAGACGACCGCAGTTTAGTCGTTAAAGCTAATGGCGTTACTATAGTCACCGGAAATTCTACGGATGTGACTACAACAGTCCCCGTTGTATTGCCCGCCGCTCCTACGACTACATTACAGGCCGCTACTAAAGGTTATGTTGATAATCTGACAGGTTCGCCGGCCGGTATTATTGCGCCTTTTGCGGGTACATCCGCACCTAGCGGTTGGCTGGCTTGTCAAGGGCAGGCCATATCACGGTCGACTTACGCGACGCTTTTTACCGCTATCGGCACGACATGGGGCAGTGGGGACGGCTCGACGACATTTAACCTCCCTGATCTTCGCGGCATGTTCTTGCGCGGCACCGGCACTAACGCGACTGGCTCGTCCAGCGGTGCGGTCGGTCCATCAGTCGGTGCCTACGCGGCGGACACTTATCTTAACCATAACCATACAGCGACCGATAGCGGTCATACGCATTCTGTAGGTGCTTTTGCTTCACCTGGTTTGAGCCCCGGCGGCACGACCTATCAGACAGGATCAGGCACTACTAGCTCTGGCACCGGCTACGCGAGCATTACGGTTGCCACGTCGACAACCGGCGGCACCGAAACAAAGCCGAAGAACTACGGCATTCTTTACATTATCAAGACCTGAGGTTAGATCATGGACCCGATCACAATGGCTCTACTTGGCGGGACCAGCCTAGTCTCAGGCGGTCTTGGCTATCTTGGCTCTCAACAGGCCGGTCGCGCGCAGCAGCAGGCGGCGCAAACATCGGGTCTGTTTGGCCTAATCGCGCAGCAGCAGGCGCAGCAACAGGCCCGCGAGATGGCCGAACGTGGCGCGGCGGCGGCTGGTGAGTATTACGGCAAGGGCCGCGCCGACCTGCTAGAACAGGCGCGTCAGGGTGAGGCGGCTGGCCGTGAGTTTTATGGCCAAGGCATAGGCTTCCAAGAGCCCTACATGACCGCCGGCGCCGGCGCGACAAACCAGCTCGCAGCGCTGTTTGGTCAGGGCGGCGCGTATACGCAACAGCCGACGTTTGAAGAACTTCAAATGGACCCCGGCTATGCTTTTCGTATGCAGCAGGGCCAGCGCGCTATGGAGTCGACGCTTGGGTCGTCCGGTATGCGTGGGTCTGGAGCGGCGCTGAAAGCCGGCCAGCGTTTTGGTCAGGATATGGCCAGCCAAGAATATCAGAGCGCCTATAATCGCTTCATGGCTAACCGCGCAGCGGCTACGCAGGGGCTTCAGAACTTGGCTGGCACTGGCGCTGGCGCGGCTGGCACGGCGACGGGGCTGGCTGGTCAGGTCGGCACAAACCTTATGTCGCAGCGGTTTGGCGCGGGGACTAACCTTGGCTCTATGGCGTCTAACGCTGGCGCGACGACGGCCGGAGCTTACACGGGCGCGATCCCGACGATGGCGGCGCTTACGTCCGCTAACCCTTATGGCACGGCTATGGAGAATGTGGGTCAAGCCCGCGCTTCTAGCTACATGGGTGGCGCTGGCGCGCTGGGTCAGGCACTTAATACTATACCTCAGAATTATATGACGTATAGTATTCTGAACCGTATGCAGCCGCAGACCGCCGCAGCTACGCAGGCTGCTTCGGCAGCGCCGATGCAGTTGCCCGGTGCGATGAATCCGTTTGGCCTTTACTGAGGTTTAATCTATGCCCGTTCGTTATGACATAGCCGCTCAGATCCCGCAGTATGGCGGCGGCGGGGGCTACGACCCCGTGAACATGATGGCGCAACTTCAGTCAATGGACTATCGCCAGCAGCAGAACGCGCTTGCGCAGTTGCAGATGCAAAAATTGCAGCGCGAGTTGCAAATGCAGGGTGCATTGAGCGGCGTGTTGACGAACCCTAATTTTAATGTGCAGTCGCCTGAAGCGGTTGGCGCGTTAGTGCATAGCGGCAATCTCTCTGAGGGTTTATCCGTATTAGGCGCGCAACGCTCGGCAGCAGCGCAGGCGGCTTTAGCCAGTCATTACGGAACGCAAGAGAATTTAGCGCGTCGTAAATACGAAGAAATTGAATTGCCTGAAGCTGGCATACGGCGTGAGTATCTTGATTTTCAAAAAACTAAAGAGGGTCGTTTAGCCACGGAGGCTATTCACAAAGCCGATGCCGCCGCTCTTGATCTTGGCATAAAACAGACCGCGCAGGCGCAGGATTTTTTGTCTCAGGCCACTCCTGAAACATGGTCTGACGATTACGAACGCATCAAAGCCGCTGACCCTCATTTTGCGTCTAAGTTTAAGCCGGATGCATTTCCCGATAAGAAGCTGTTTGATACCGCAATGCGGAATGCGGATTTTACGCGAAAAATCGCTGAAGAACGTGCTAAAGAGTTGGCGCAAGCCGAAGCCGCGCAGCCTCAAATGCCTTCATGGGCTCCAGGTTATATTATGCGGCGCGATCCGGCTACAGGCGGCTATCGTCTTGAGGCTCCGCAACAGCCGGGGATGCGTATGCCTCAGAACGCTATGACGCCGGCTGTGCCGGGGCAGAATGCGTTTACTAACGCGCCGCCGCCGGCTGCACCGGCTGAAGAGCCTACGCCGCCAATGGGCACGCCGGAATATGCCCAGCGCAGATCGGCGCGCGCCATGCTTGAAGTCGCTGGCGTCGACCCCGAAAACAATGTGAACCATGTTGCGGATCTTATTCGCGACACGCCTAGCAGCGCGTTTCGCGCTTATGCGCAGCAAAAAGAAGGCGCGTTTAAGGGTAAAGCGACGCCGCAGATGGAAAATGTGGGCCGGCTCAATACTATTATCGAAAATATTAAACTTGCGGCCAGCGAAGGTAAATTGGGTAGCGGCGTGTCTGACGCGGATATGCGGCTGTTGGATCGGGCGCAGGCTCAGATCAATGACCCCGCCGTGCAGCCTAATCAGCGCATGGCGGCGTGGGATGAAGTCGTGCGTATTCAAGCCAAGCGCGCCGGGCTTAAATATACGCCGATGACCGCCGAACAGATACGTGGTGAGCCTATCATTGGCGAGCGTAAACCGGCTAAAGTTGATGAAACTTCTATTCTTACCGATATTTTCGGGGCTAAGAAATGACCGACGCGATCTACGGTAAGATCCAGACTGCGCGCGAAAAAGGCGTAAGCGATGAGGCCATAAAAAAGTTTCTTATGGACCATCCTCTTGTCGAAAAGGCGCGCGGACAAGGCGTCAGTGACGAAAAAATATTTGAGCATTTAGGTCTAAAGGCGCCTAGTGCGCTGGAAACTATCGGGAGTGAACTAGACTATATCGCCGGTAAGATCCCCGAAAATCTTATGGAGATCGGGCAGAGCCTTACGCCTACCGAACTTAGTCGGACGATCAATCGCGTCGTAATGAGCCCGGCCGAAACGGCCAAGGGCGTTGTTTCTGGCATTAGCAACTTTATCCAAGATCCCTATGGGACTTTTCGCGAAGCGCCTGTATCGACTGTATTGAATGTCATGCCATTTGGTCAAGCGGCAGGTAAACTTACCGGTGCAACGCGCCGTTTTGCTGCGCCTGTTCTAGAGCCGCAGCAAGCCGCCGTTCAGAACATAATGTCTAAACTTTCACGACCGCAAGAATTTGCAAATGCTATGGCGCAGCCGATTGCTCCGGTGCCGGGCGCTCCGCCGGTCACAGCTTCGCAGGCCGCTGTTCAGGCTGGTCTATCTGAGCCCGCCGTCGCCGGTTTGGAGACTGGACTTAAGAATGTTACGCAGCCTTATGGCCGCGAAGTGTTTGCGTTGGAAGAACAGCGTTTGTCAGCTATACAGCAGCAGATCCGCAACATCGACGAAAACCTGAAGATGCGCGCCGACACGATGTCGCCGGCTGAAGCCGCCAAACTAAAGACTGTGCGCGATGATTTGCTTCGTTCAGCAGCCGCCGAAGAACGGCGACTTACGACGGCTGGGCAAGCGCTTCAAACACAGTTGCCACCCACAAGCATGAGAGCGCAAGGTGAAACTATTCAAGAAGCAGCGCGCGGCATCCGAACGAATTTGCGCGAAAACGTCATTGAACCCGCGTATAGAGAGCCAATAACGCGTGCAGGCAACGCACGTATCGACATTACGCCGGTTGTTAATATGGCCGAACAAGTTCTCGGTAGGCCATTGACTGCGTATCAGCCTGAAACCGCGCCAGGCCCGCTCGCGCGCGAACTTGCATCTTTACGTCAGCCGCCGACGCCGGGCGAATGGGTTTCTCTGGGCGAAGGCGCGGGGTATCACGGCGAACCTGGGCCGCCGCGTCCAACCACTGCAACGCTGCGTCAGATCGACGCCATTCGTCGTGGTATCAATGCGGATCTCGCGCAGGCCGCGCAAGCCACTGACGCGGGGGCAGCCACGCGATATAGCGCGCTTCGCGAAATGTCTAGTCGTCTAAACCGCGCTATTGAAACGACCGAAGCTATCCCCGACGAAATTAAAGCCGGATACGCTCGGGCTAATGAATTATACGGCCAAGTTTACGCCCCGCGCGTTAAACACGGCATAACAGGCGACATGCTGCACAATACCGCGCGCGGAGTCACTAAATTACTCCCTGACGATATTGTTGACGCGGTGTTAAAAAACGAAACAAACGCGCAGCAATTTGTCAGAACATTTGGTGAAGATCCGACAGCGCGCGGCGCGCTTAACGCCAGCATTATAAACCGCGTCCGCGACGCCGCGTTTGATCCGGCGACTGGATTTATTCGTCCTGAAGCCATAGATCGTTTTGCGCAAAATCCGGCTCTCACGTCACTCGGAATTGATTTGCAGGCTACACTCGCGCCTTTGCGTGAAGAGGCCGTGCGCATAAACGAAGGTCTAACCGAACTAGAGGCCCGCGCGCGTAGGCTTAACAAATCCGACGCCACTAAGATTGTGGACACCGCGCTGAAAAACGCGCCGGAAATGGATTATGTTATGCGGCAGATCGGCCCTAACGCCAGAGAAGCCCTGCGCAAAGAAGTGACAGACCGCGCGCTTGGCATGATTCGCGCCAATGAGCCGGCGAAAGCCGTCAAATATCTCGACAAGCACGCCAAGCCGCTTGAAATGGCTATCGGCAAAGACGCCGTTAATGACATTCGCGGGCTGGCAAACGCGCAGACTGTTCTCAAACAAGTCGAAGATACCGCGCCAAGACCTAAGAAACAGATTGCTGTGGCGTTAGACGGCTATACTACAGAACAGTTGACAGACATAAAATCTCTTGTCGACGAGATTAACCGCGTCGAAGAGGTTGCGCGTTTGGCGTCAGTTCGTCCGACTGCCAGCGCCGCCGATTTGGCCGCGCAGGAAGGCATTGAAGGTGGTCAGATCCCGGCCGCAATGTCGCGTGCGGTGACGATTACTAAATCCGTGCTGGATAAAATATCTTCGTTTGCTACAAAGCAGATGCAAGTGGAGACGGCGCGACTGCTTGTAAAAGATCGTGAGCTGTTAGGTCAGCTTTTGAACGAAGCGCTGGCTAAAAAAGAAAAACCGCCATCAATGGCGTGGCGTAAAGCCGTCGCTCCTATTGCGATTGGCACGCAGCAAAATCAAAACGCGATGACGAGGCGGTAATGGTCGAGTATCAGGTTCTTTTCGATGTGGCCATTGGCGTGATCGGCGTGCTGGGCGGCTGGACGCTCAACACTGTCTGGGCGGCGGTTAAGGAATTGCAAGAAGCTGATAAAGAACTGGCCGAAAAGGTCGGATCTATTGAAGTGCTAGTCGCTGGACGTTACGTGACCCGCGAAGATTTTAATACCACATTAAATCAAGTATTTGAGCGTCTTGACCGCATCCGTGATCTGTTAAGCCAAAAGGCTGACCGATGAATTTCCAGATTTTCTTCGACGATGTGCGTAATAGTCTGTTCGGCGGCAAGCTGTCGCAGGGCCAAGTCGAAGGCATGGAAAAGATCATCAACTATTCAACGGTCAGCCTCGACCAGTTGGCGTATGTCCTCGCGACCGTCAAATGGGAGACGGCGCATACAATGCAGCCAATCAAAGAATATGGCTCTACGGCTTATCTAAAGTCTAAGCCTTACTGGCCCTACTACGGGCGCGGGCTCGTGCAACTAACCTGGCGCGACAACTACGCTAAATACGGTTTGGACAAGACGCCGGACAAGGCATTAGAATGGGAATCGTCGCTGTTCGTGCTGTTCGACGGCATGACCAAAGGGCTGTTCACTGGCAAAAAACTAGACGACTATATCAACGACAATAAGCGCGATTACATCAACGCGCGGCGGATCATTAACGGGACTGATCGCGCCAAAGAAATAGCGCAGATTGCGGATGCCTATCGCACCGCCCTTATCGCTGCGCAAGATCCCGTTGCTCCCCCTGAAGACGACGATCTCCAAGCCCGTTTCAACCAGATGCTTGCTGTTGCTTTAACAAGCGACCCCCAGATTCAGGACTTAGTTCGGCAAATCAGACGGAGATAAACCTATGGTTATCAATAACCCCTACACGACCTTCAGCGGTATTCTAGCTCTTATCACTGTGCTGTGGCACGCATGGCAGACGAAGACGGTGAACTGGGATGATCTTCAGACGGCGCTTGTCGGTCTGGGCCTTGTCGCCGCTAAAGACTGGAACGTCACGGGCGGCTCTAAGTATCAGGATTGAAGGGGGCAGGTTGCAAAACCTAAAACCAAAGATGAAACTGCCGCTGATCTTGATGCTGGCAAGTTTTAGCGGTTGTCAGTCGACCAGCAGGTGTCCCCCGCTGGTCGACTATTCGGCCGAACTCCAAACCAAAGCGGCCAAAGAGTTAAGCGCTCTCCCCCGCGACAGCGCTGTTGCTAGACTTGTCGTCGACTACGGCCAGCTTCGCCGCACGTGCCGGCTTTAGATCTTTCTTAGCCCTATACGACACATCCTGAAGACCTCGCGCCTGCGCATAATCTTCGGCAAACGTCGCCGCGAACAGCTCATAATTCACCGCGTCAACATGGCTGTCCATGTGAGTGGGTGACGCAAAAGCGCGCGCGTTCTTAACGCAGGCTAGGATAATCGCAATCTCGTAGGGGTGAAACTCACGCCCCAGACGCAGCGTGGCCAGATCGGCCGCAAGCTGGAAATTGTTCTCTATGCCGCCGTATCCCTGACCGCGTTGGTCAATGATCTTAGCAGCTTCATACAGCAGTTCTTGAGGGTTCATTTATCATCTCCATGATGGCCGCCCTTTCTCGTAACATGCGCAGCACAGTGTAACGCTGATGCAGTCGCACTAAGATGGTCGAGCGCCGGGCGTGACGCTGTTCCTCTTCCAGTAGGTCTAAGACCTCCTGTTCCGTCAGATCGGCCAGCCGATCATTTAACATTTTCCACGTCATCGGCTCGGTCATTTGTGCCTCGCAAATTCGCCGTGGTATTTATCTCTAGCTTCGGACGCCACAAGCGCCGCCAATTCTAAGTCATGGACAAGGCCATAAAATAACATTTTGCCTTTTGACAGTAACATGACTTTCCATTTGCCGCTTACGCTTTGGCTAACATTTTTAACGCCGGATGTATTGTTCGCGCTTATTTTTCTGTTGTGACCGTTTCGTATAAAATCGGCTGGGCGCAAATTTTCTATTCTGTTGTTCAATGGATTACCGTCTATATGGTCTATATTTTCAGGTATATAGCCGTGATGAATTAAATAGATCAGTTGATGCACGCCATAATAGCGTTTCTTATACATTGTGTTGCGGTAGCCATTACCGTGCATATGCCCGGCTTCGTCGCCTATACGCGCGCGGCTACCCGGCTGTATTTTCCAATACAGTTTGCCATCGCGGTATTCCCACACCGCTTTAGCTTCAGTTTGTGTTAGACAGCTCGGCAAGGGCCAACTCCGCTAAAGATTTTTTGTCGTGTAGCGCATCATATATGCGCTCGTCAATAGTTTTATTACACATGATGACATAACACCATACGTCACGCGTCTGGCCGCTGCGATGCAGCCGGCCGACTGTCTGTTCGAATAGTTCAAGCGACCACGGCAGCGACAGGAAAATGATCTTGTTGCCGCCAAATTGTAGATTGAGCCCGTGGCCGGCGCTCTTGGGATGAATCGCCAATAGTTCAATCGCGCCGGCGTTCCAGCGTTCGACGGCGTTAGGCGCGTCGATTGTCGTCACGTTGAACTGGCGCTGAAGCTCGGCTAATTCTTCTTTGTAATTGTAGACGATAATAGTGTTGTCTCGCTGGTTTTCGTCGAGGATGTCTCGGAGAGATTCAAACTTTTGGCGTCCAAACCACTGAGCAGCGCCTTGGCTATCATAAGCGAAGCCGGACGTGAGCTGCTGAAGCTTGTTTGTGACAGCAGCCGCTGTCGGAGCCGTGATCTCTTCATGCACATATTCCTTCTTCATGTTCTCGTATGGCGTGCGGTCCTCAAGCTCGCACCGGATCTGCACAACATGGAGCGGCGGCAGCTTGTCCTTATACTCGCCAGGCTCCAACACGTATGTCGCCGGCTTGATTGCCTCCATGACTTTTGGCAGCGCTTGCGGCAGCGGCTCCCATTGGCCGTAATCGCGGTTCACGCAGTAAAAATATTGCTGTAAGAATGCGCCCTTGCTGCGGCCTAATAACGTCTGATCGACAACCTTGCACTGGCCAAACACGTCTTCTAGGCCGTTTGACGTAAATGATCCGGTAAGCCCCCAGCGGATCTTAAACTGGTCGAGGATCTTGAGCAGGAACTTGAACCGCTTGCCAGACGGATTTTTAAGCCGCGTTAGCTCGTCAAATACAATGCCATCAAAGTCTTTCGGGTCAATCGACGGGATGTTGTCGTAGTTGGTGACGACAATATCAACGTCCGACGCAAACGCTTTCTTGCGTTGCGCTGGCGTGCCAACAGCGACGGCCATGCTCATGTGTTCAGCCCATTTCGGCCGCTCGACAGGCCACACGTCAGTGCAAACGCGCTTCGGCGCTAACACAAGCCAACGGTCGCAATGACCTTTGCTGGTCATGTCCGACATAGCCGTTAGCGTAATCGCTGTCTTGCCCGCGCCCACTGGCGCAAGGATCATTGCCCGATCATGGGCAAAGAGGAAATCGGCGGCTTCGTGCTGGTATGGGCGCAGATCCATTGGTCAACATCCTCTTTGGACCATAAGCAGGCATAGTTCTGATTAAGCGCGCGCATATCAGACGCAAATATTTGTTGTAGTGGCGATAATTTACCGCCATGACGTTTCAATTCGACAAAATGTGTGGACCCATCGGCAAAGCAAACCACGCGATCACTGACGCCGCGATTCGATGGTGAGACAAATTTATATGCTTTGCCGCCAACGGCTTGCACACATTTTACGAAATATTTTTCGATGTCACGTTCCAACATAAAAAGTCTCTTGACACACCCGTAAAGAAAAGTCTAGTGTCGAATCACTGAAAGGTAAGGTAATGGCACACAGCAACATCGTCGGCGGTTCGACCGCCAAGCGACTTATCAAATGCCCCGGTTCGCGGGCGCTTGTGAACACAGTTCCACCAAAGCCAACAAGCAGTTATGCCGAAGAAGGCTCGCGTCTGCATGACGCCATGCACATGATTTTGTCGCATGGTGCAAGCGTCGAAGATTACCCTGATAATGAGAAGCTAATCCTTGCTCTTGACTCACTTAATCAGATCGACCCTAATAGTGAGCTTGAGTTTGCCACGGAGGTAAATGTCCATTTCAATGACTTTCTTGCCGGAGTTTACGGTTCTTGCGATCTCGCTGGCCGTATACGCAATCGTGCGATAGTCCTAGACTGGAAGTTTGGGGATGGCGTTGCGGTAGACGCCGAAGAAAACGAACAGCTTATGTTCTACACCGCCGCAGGAATGCGGACGGAAGAATTGCGCTGGGTCTTTGAAGGCGTTGACGAGATCGAACTTGTCATCGTGCAGCCGCCTTACGTTAAGCGTTGGGTGACGACGCCTGGTCGTATCAAGGCATTCGAGCGCACACTGTATGACGCTGTGCAAGCGTCGTTTCGCCCTAACCCTAAGTTTGAAGCTGGCGATCATTGCCGTTGGTGCGCCGCCAAGCCAGTCTGTCCGTTGCTGACAGGTCAACTTGAGCGCGCCGTTGCGACGAAGGTAAAAGCTATTGATGTGGAGAAAGTCGGCAATGCTCTGGCGTTTGCGATCCTTGCGGAAGAATGGGCTAAAAGCGTGCGTGAACTGGCCCAGACGATGCTGGAGAATAACGCGCCCATCGACGGATGGAAGCTTGTCCCCAAGCGCGCCACTCGTCAATGGGTTGATGCTGAAGGAGCGCGAGAGGCTCTTGAGCAAATGGGACTTGACTCCGAAGAATTGATTGTGACGGAACTGAAATCGCCGGCGCAAGTCGAGAAAGTGCTGAAAAAGCACAAGCTCGAACTGCCGAAAGATCTGGTCGTCGCAGTCTCAACAGGTAACACGATAGCGCCGGAGAGCGATCCCCGTCCTGCCGTGCTTACAATAGGTTCCGATATTCGTCGGGCCTTCTCTAAACTTGAGGTAAAGTAATGTCCAATATTGTTAAATTCGGCAACGCCAATCTCCCCACCGCTGCGTCTCTGGCTGAGTCGCTGCGTAAGCTCGACACTGAGGCTTCAGTTGGTTCGGTCATCCTGAAAATGGATAAGACTGGCCACTGGGTTTACGGTGCGGATCAGACTGAGATCGACAAAGACGGACGCTGGGCGGTCAATCCGTTCTCGTTCGTCCACGGTTTCATTGCGTGGGGCGAAGGCGAGGTGCTTGGCGAGAAGATGGTGTCCATTACGGAACCGCTTCCCGAACTGGACGTAGCTCCTCCCGGCGCTAAGCGCGGTTGGGAGCCCCAGGTTGGCATGAGCGTCAAGTGCCTTGATGGTGAGGATGCTGGCACGGAAGCCCGCTATACGGTCACGTCCGTTGGCGGCAAGCGCGCTATGCACCAGCTTGCCATGAAGGTTGCCGATCAGGTCGAGAAAAATCAGGACGCGCCTGTGGCCGTCGTGAAACTCGGCTCGGAATATTATCAGCACAAGTCCTACGGTCGCGTCTTCACTCCGGTGTTCGACGTGATCGAATGGATCTCGCTCGACGGTGCGCCGGCCGAATCGGTCGATGGCTCCGCTGGTGACACCGGCCGTCGTCGTCGCGGCTGATAATAGGGAGGGGGAGGCGGATGCGCGCCTTCCCCTTTTTTCAGGATTATTACGATGACTTGGCTATTTCCCTACGCGGGCTATGACGGCCCGAAACGCAAACCACCGAAACGCAAACCGCCTCCACCGCCGCCGCGCAAGAAACTGCCGCGTCCGGTTGAGCGCCCGCTGCTAAACTTTTCCGGTATATCTAACATGCCGCCGTCGCTGCGTGCGATCATGCTAGAGGTTTGCGAAGAGCATAACGTCGTGCCGGCGGACATTGCCGGGCATGACAGCCGCCAGCATGTCGTGCAGGCGCGTCGCGTCTACTGCATTATGGCTCGCGCTCGGTCTAAATACAGCTACACAAGCATTGGTCGGTCGATCAATAAAGATCATACGACCGTGATTCATTACGTGAAGCAAGGTCAGGCTGGGCACTCGTTAGCACCTGTGGAACAGACTACGACGCCGCCCAGACCCCGTGCCGTGCGCCAGCCGGTGACAGAACTGTCGCCGTTACAGCAGACCTACGCTAACCTTGCCGATCAAGGACTAGAGAAGGCGCAAATAGCGGAGCGCATGGGTAAGTCATTGGCCGCCGTTAGTCATTACGAGAAGCATGTAAGGAGGAAACGTGCCCAGCAATCCAGAGAAGCGCAAGGAACAGCGCCGTCGCCGGAACGAGGAACGCAAGAAGCGCATGTTGATCGACCCTGAATATGCGGCGCAACAGAAAGACATTAACAAGCGCGCTACAGCGAAGTATGCGCTTAAGAAGAGCCGGGAAACCAGTGGCCCGGTAGGTAGCGGCAAGCCAGGGCGGATCGTATCGCTCTGCGGTTGGTTAGGATGGTGAAGATGTTGGAAATGCTGACAGACACAACGTTGTATCTTTTCTTCTACGGCTTTGGCCTACTCTCGGGAGTATTCGTATCATGGTTAGAATCATATTCTGCATCGCGCTCTTATCGTCATCAGCAGCAGCTCAAGAGATCTCAGTCTGGGGCGGCCCAAACGGGCCAGTCGCAACCGAACTGAGCTACCCGAACGAGAACTTTTACTACACGCCCTACGGCCAGATTAGCGCACCAAAGGTGGGCGACATGACCGTCTATAACGGCCCGAATGGAGAGTATCTTGGCTATCATGTGGGTGGATTTCGAGACGCGGAGTGAATGCGATCTGCCGGTGAATGGCGTGTATAACTATGCGCGCCATCACTCTACAGAAGTCATTTGCATGTCTTACGCGTATGCCGACGGCCTTGTGCAGACATGGCGGCCGGGCGAACCTATGCCGCCGATCAAGAGTCAGATCCGTGCACATAACGCAGCATTTGAGCGGCTTATTTTCTGGCACGTCCTGAAGATGCCAATACCGTTAGAACAATTCTACTGCACCGCTGCGCAAGCGCGGGCGAACTGTGCGCCGGGGAGTTTAGAAGATGTGGGACGATTTGCGGGAACCGATATGCGGAAGGATCATCGTGGGGCGGCTCTTGTTCGTGCTTGTTGTATTCCTCCCTTCCGCGATGATCTTATACCAGAGCTTATCGAATACTGCGAACAAGACGTGCGCACAATGCGCGCCGCTAGCAAAGCCATGCGGGAACTGACGCCGGAAGAACTGGAGGATTACCATGTTAACGAGCGCATCAATGATCGTGGCGTTCTTGTCGATCAGCGCCTATGCCGCGCGGCGGTCAAGTATGCGGCTGACGAACTTCAAGAGATCGAAGCTACGGTTAAAACCGTCACTAACGGTGAGATCACGACTGTTAGAAGTCCTAGAATGCGACTGTGGGTGCAAGAGCGGGTGGGGCCGACAGCGCGGAAGCTCATGGAACGAGACGACAAGTTCTCCATTGACAAAACCGTCAGGGCTAACCTACTGGCCATAGACGACCCGGAAGAGGTGCCTCCCGATGTCAGAGAAGTCATACAATGCGCGGACGATCTTTGGGCGTCTTCTGTTGCTAAATTTAATCGCCTTGATAATCTTGCTTGTGACGATGGCCGTGTTAGAGGGGCTTTCGTCTTTGCGGGAGGATCAGCCACAGGACGGGCTTCCTCGTATGGTGCGCAAGTCCACAACTTTACACGTAAGTGCGCCGATGACCCGGAAGCCGTGCGACATGCAATGGTTCGGAGTCATGCAATCGTGCCTCGTTACGGACGACGCGTCACAGACGTATTGCGAGGTATGTTACGGCCAGCCTTGATCCCTGAAAAGGGCAAGCAGTTCGTCGTCGCTGACTGGAGCGCCATCGAAGGCCGCGTTAATCCGTGGCTGTCCGCCAGAGGTGATGATAAGTTACAGGCGTTCCGCGACAGACTTGACCCATATATTGTGAACGCTGCCGCTACATTTCGTGTCAAGTATGATGAAGTAGACAAGTCGCAACGCCAAGTCGGTAAAGTTCAAGAGCTTGCGTGCGGATTCGGCGGCGGCGTTGGCGCGTTTGCGGCGATGGGCCGCGTCTATGGTCTGCATCTTCCTGAAGCTGAAGCGAAAAAGATGGTCGACGCATGGCGTCAAGCTAACCCATGGTCAGTGCCGTTTTGGTCTGATCTTGAGATTGCTTACATTCGTGCGTTGCGCAACCCCGGTAAAGTGTTTGAGGCTGGTAAAATAAAATACTTGGCCGACAAACAGCACCTTTGGTATGCTCTGCCTTCTGGCCGGGTGCTTTGTTACCCGAACGCCCGGTTCGAAGAAGATGGTTCGATCACCTATTCAAAAGCGTCTTGGAAGCCTGCGGCGGATGCTAAAGAGTGGCCTCGGGGTCGGCTCTGGAGAGGGCTGGCTTGCGAGAACGTCACACAAGCGACCGCCCATGATCTTCTACGTGAGGCTCTGCGGCGTCTTGATAAGTTGGGCTTTGAAACTGTTTTACATTGCCACGATGAAATCGTGCTGCAATGCGATGCGGAAAAGGCGCTTGACTCAAAAGACAAATTAGAAGAGATTATGTGCACGCCTCCTGATTGGTGCGCCGATTTGCCGCTAGAAGTTGAGGCGTCAATTATGAACCGATACGGAAAGGGTTAGCCGTGGTTACACATAAACGGCTTACAGAATTGTTTGTTTACGTTAAAAGCTCGGGCGATTTTATTCGTCGCGTGGCGACAGGACGAAATGGTTGTCATCGTGCGGGTGTATATGCCGGGACGATTCAAAATCATGGTTATCTCGTCATATCTATAGACAAAAAACGCTATATGGCGCACAGATTAGCTTGGTTCTATGTCCACGGCGTGTGGCCTAAGGGTGATTTAGACCACATAAACGAGGATAAATTAGACAATCGCATAGCTAACTTACGCGAAGCGACGCGGCGGCAAAACATGCAGAATGTGCGCCGGCATAAGCATAACATGAGCGGTTACAAAGGTGTGGCGTGGCATCATCAACGTAGTAAATGGCGCGCGTATATATTTGATAACTATCGTCAGATTCATTTGGGGCTTTTCGATTCGCGGGAAGCGGCGGCGGCTGCAAGAGCCAAAGCCGAAAAAGAATATCATTCGCATAGAGTGGTTTGATGACGACGCCGCCCGTATGGGCGGAAGGACTACCGCTCGACGTAGAAGCGAGCGTTATGGGGAGGTATGGCAAGTGACTAACGAATATGAATATACGCGCAATCTTGATCTTCTAGGCGATTGGCTTGACGCCAAGGGCTACGGCGAAGAGGCAGGGTTGATTACGCGGTCGATGGATTACATGCACAAGCAAGCCGCCCGCATCGCGGAACTTACAGCGGCGCTGAAACCGTTTGCTGACTGCGGAGTATGGGACGGTTACAAAGACGAAGAAGTGTTCAAATTAGGCTTTAAGATTGGCGACCTCCGCGCCGCCCGCGCTGCTATGGAGAAGAAGAATGACTGACGAACTGATTATGCGCTTACGCTCAGAAGAAGTTCTTCCATGCGGAGAAGATAGCGTAAATCCTGTGCGTAAGCCTACTGCGCGGGAGATTGAAGCCGCCGACGCTTTTGAAGCGCAGGCGCGACGGATTGCGGAAATTAAAGCGGCGCTAGACGAAATACTGCATTACACAGGTGGCGCAAATAACGCGCTTGAAGATGAGTATGTAATGGAGCGCGCCCGCGCCGCTTATCTGGGGGAGAAGGAATGAGAGCCTGTGACGGATGCAACAAATGTTGCGAGGGCTGGGTCAGCGGAAGCGCGCTTGGCAAAGACTTTTGGCCTGGCAGGCCGTGTCATTACAAGACAGGCAAGGGCTGCGCGGTCTATGACGACCGCCCGCATGACCCATGCCAGACGTTTCATTGCGGCTGGCTACAGTTCGAACAGATCCCGATATGGATGAAGCCGAACGAGTGCGGCGTGATCGTCGTGCCGCGTCAGAAGAAGGGCGAACATTATTTAGATTTTATTGAAGCGGGCGAGCGCATGAATCCGCGCGTTCTGTCATGGCTTCTTAATGCGTTTGCGTGCGGTCATTTGCGTAACATTCGCTGGCAGCTAGACGGCGGCTGGAATTACGCCGGCTCGGCTGAATTTATCGAAATCGTACAAGAAGAGCAAAAACATGTCCCTGTTTGATTATTTTACCGGACTCGCCCCGGATGGCGAGACAGCGCTGATCGTTAAACAGATCGACACCGGCAAGCTGCACAAAGACGGCTCGCCTAAATACACGTGGCCTGCCTACCTGCCGAAGCATAAGCGCAAGGAAGGCGAGAGCTGGTTTCTTAACACCGGCTCTTTTATTATGGATCGTATGCGTGACAAGCCGTCCGCCAGTGTGGCGAACTGCACGCACGTGCTGTTCATGATGCTGGACGACATCGGCACGAAGTCGAAGATTCCGCCGCTTGCGCCGACCGCCATCGTCGAGACGAGCCCCGGTAACTATCAATATTGGTATGCCTACTCTGAGCAGCCGACCGTCGAGGAACATTGTGCGGCGTTGACGGCGATTGCAGCCGCCGGCTACACCGACCCTGGCGCGACTAACGCCGTGCGTAACTGCCGTCTTCCGGGCTCCGTAAACGTCAAGCCGGGGCGCGAGGCGTTTGTATGCCGCGAGGTGGAGTTTAACAAGGTAGAATACACGCTCGCGGAGATCTGCGCGGCGCTTGGCGTGACGCCAGCCGAAGTCGGTAACGCACAGCGTATTACGTTCCGCGTAAAAGACACCGGCAACGACACCGTGCTGGCGTGGTTGAACGAGAACAGCCTTGTTACGTCCGGCGTAAATCAAGAAGGCTGGTGCGGCGTTGTCTGCCCGAATTACGAAGGTCACACAGATGGACAGATTGAAGCGCGATATAAGCCGCAAGATCGTTCGTTCTGTTGCTATCACGCTCATTGCGAGCATCTTGATAGCAAGTTCTTTTGCGATTGGGTATCGGAACAAGGTGGGCCGCGCACCATTCCCGGCTTGCGAGACGATCTCATTGCCGACTACACCAGCAAGATTAGCGCTCTGACGCCGACCGAAGCCTTCCCCGACGAGGCGGCGGCGCGTATTGCCGAAGTCGAGCGCAAGCAAGCGGGACGTGAAGAACGCGCGGGCTGGCATGAGCGCTTTGCTTACATCGTCGATGACGACGCTTATTTTGACAAGGACACGTGCAGCGAGATCAGCCGGCGCGCGTTCAATGCTTTGTTCCGGCACATTGACTGCCGGTCGACCGGCGAAAAACCGCGCAAGGTTGAGGCGTCGATCTGGTTCGACGAGCAGCGTGAGGCGATGGGCGGCTACGCGCTCAAAGGTCTGACCTATGCCGCCGGCGAAGACTGGATGGTTCATAAAGACGGGCTTGTCTATGGCAACGTCTGGCGTGACGCGCGGCCTGCTATTTCGACACGCTACGATCCGACGCCATGGCTAGAGCATTGCCGACGGCTTGTGCCGGACACGCAAGAGCTCGAGCATATCTGGAACGTAATGGCGTACAAGCTGCAACGCGCGGACGTGAAGGTTAATCACGCGATCTTGCACGGCGGTAAGGGCGGCTGCGGCAAGGATACGATGTGGGCTCCGTTTATCTGGTCTGTGTGCGGCCCGCACGAGAAGAACAAAGGTCTGATCGACAATGACAGCCTGACAAGCCAATGGGGCTATCAGCTAGAGGCTGAGATCGTCGTTCTTAATGAGCTGAAGGAGCCGGAAGCAAAAGATCGTCGGGTGCTGGCGAACAGACTGAAGCCGATCATCGCCGCGCCGCCGGAAATGTTGACGATCAATCGCAAGGGCTTGCATCCTTATAAGATGGTCAATCGTCTCTTTATGCTGGCGTTCACTAACGAAGACATGCCGATCACGCTGGACAGCGACGACCGGCGCTGGTTCTGCGTCTGGTCGGACGCGGACAAGATGACGGGCGAAGAAGCAAAGCGAATCTGGTCTTGGTATCACAACGGCGGCTTTGAAGCGGTCGCGGGTTGGTTACGGACGCGGGACGTGTCGGCGTTTAACCCCCAAGCGATTCCGCCGATGACCGATTATAAGCAAAAGCTGATCTATGTCGGCATGAGCAACGCGGAGAGCTTCATTTATCATCTGATCGAAAAGCAGGAAGCGCCGTTTAATGTGGACGTTATCTGCGGCCCTTGGCATGAGATTATTCGGCAGATGGGCCAGACCGCGCCGGACAATATAAGGATGCGGCTTGTGCAGCCGGCGCTTCATCATGCCCTGAAGGAAGCCGGGTGGGTTGACAAAGGGCTTTGCATGTCCCCGAAATACACGTCGAAGCGGCACATATTCGTGCGGCCCGAACTAGCGTCTTTGCCTAAAGCCAAGCTGCGCGAGATGGTCGAACCGGAGGCGAGGGACAATGTCATCGCACTTAAAAATTGACGCCTATCCGGTCTTTATGAATGTTCTGGCCAATTTGACCGATCAGCTTGATCTTTACCTTGACTGGGCGGCGACTCCGGGGGACGATGAATGTCCGCCGGAGATCGTCGAGGGGCTATGCCACGCCCATGAGACGGCCCGCGAGTTGCTGGAGGGCCTAGGCTATGGTCAGTCTCGTTCGTGATCTGGTAATCTGCTACGGCTTCATTTTTCTATATTGGCATGAGTATAGTGCGCAGCGACGCCTGCTGCGCGGGCAGCTAATGCCTGCTCTTTTGTTTCGTAGTAGCCAAGGTTGATGGCTTTACGTTTTTTGTAGACGTAAGCATTCCATTTTTGGCTACCTTTATGAAAATAAACGCCCAGCGGTTTACCGCGATTCTGGCAATTTTCGCCGCTTGTCGCCAACCTAAGATTTTCTAGCCGATTATCTGATTTGTCGCGGTTTATGTGGTCTATTTGCGGTGCAGGCCACTCGCCATAATGCATGGCCCATACGATGCAATGCGCGAGATAACTGCGCCGATCTGCGTATACGCTTATATAGCCCTTTTTAGGTGTTCCTGCCGGTTTGCCGGCACGTTTGCCTATCCGGCGCGTCAACTGGCCAGTTTGCGCGTCGTAAGAAAATAGCTCGTTAAGTCGGTCTGATGTCGGTCGCATAGGTTCTTATACTATGCGGGGATAGGATTGTCTATTCTTTTGGGCGGCGATGCATAGCGGCCAAGATACGCACTCGCCGGTTTTCGTCCTGCACCTCGTCTAGCGCCCATTCGAGCGCGTTCCGTAGACGGGTGCTCTCGTCGACAGCCGCCGCTATAGTCCACTGGGCGCGTTGCCTGGCCTCGTTATATCCTTTAAGATAGGACTCAGATACTTCTTGCTGGAGCGCCTTCAGGCGGCGTTCATATTCGGATTCGGTCATGCCTTACTCGCTGGATTATGCGCCTGTGCCTCTGCCGCCCCGGCGGCCCAACGCGTTTGGCGAACGCGAAAGCCTTAACGCCATGATGGGCCTAATTGCTGGCCCAAAAGAGGCTTGGCGTCAACGGCAAGAAGAGATGATGCGGCAATATATGCAGTCGATCCATCCCGGCTCTATGCTTGGCATACGGGCGCGCATGGATCAGACCGTCCCCATGTCCGACTACGCCGGCGGACGTGATATTGACCCGGAGCAAGGGCCGCCCATGCCCGTTAGCAACAACGCCATCCGTGATCTGATCTATCAGTATATGTTTGGGCGATAAAAAAAGACCCCGGCGGGGGAGCCAGGGCTAAGTCACCATTGGGAGGAAACGACACAAGCCTGTGTCAAATCCTTTCTAGCACGTTCCTAGGCCCATAAACAAGAGATCAAATCGCCTGACGATCTCTTGCTCGGTCATTACCGGGTGCTCTTGCGCTTTGGGGTCTAGGCGCTTGTATAATTGCCATAGAGAGCGGTTCACCTGATAGCAGGGTAGGTCTACCGGGCAGTCGGGGACAATGGCCCCATAGGCTTCTATCTGTTCCTCAAAGGTCATTTTGTTCATCCTCTATGATGTAGAGTTTTGCGCGTTCTAATAGCCAGACCATTTGCGGCGACCGCCATGATGCGGTCTATTGGCGTCGGAAAGACGTCGAGTGCGCCTGCTTCTCGCAGCGCACGCTCTGCTTCCTTGCGGACTCGAAGTCGCTGGCCGGGCGTCAAACTGCAATCGTCCGGCCTGCGCATGATTATTTCCGTTTGGAGCGGATATAGGTGAGATAGTCGAGCAGTTCAGTCTCTTCTTCGGCACTGAGATTGTCGATCGAGAAGGTCGCGGCTCTACCGTGCTTTTCACCGTCGACACGGCTCGACGCGGGCACGATGTACCCCGCGCGCTCCATCAGCGTTTCGTAGGCGACGCCCAAGGCGGTCGATAGCGCGTACAGCACATGCGGCGACGGTTTCGTAACCTTGCCGCTCTCCAACTGGCTCAGATACGCGTTCGAGATCTCCTTACCCGTGGCTTCTTCAACCTCGCGCAGCGACATCCGCATGTCCTGGCGGGCCTTCTTCAGAAACGGTCCGAGTGAAGGGTTGGCATGCGTCTCCATGGGTTTGTCATCGGGCATCGATGCTCCTCTGATTGTGCCTGCCGGACGCAGAGTCCGACCGAATAGTTATGGGCCGAAATGCTTGATAAGTCAAGCGTGCAAAGCAAATGCTTGACACAGTTAGCAGGCTCACCCATTTTAGCAACTCATCGGTG